GCCAGGAGCATTGACAGGAGCAATGTCTGAGTATAATACAATTAAGGACAATATTGCACAAAAGAAAAACAGATGATTAACAACACACCTGCTGATCGCATCGCAGATGCACTTGAAAGAATCGCAACCATCCTAGAAACTGGTGCACATATTAACATCGATCATGGTCATATCGAACATATTGATCATGTTGACCATGCTACTATAGACAATGGCGATATTAATACTCATCCTAAAAGTTATTAATGAATAAGATTGTAGAAAAAATATTAGAACCTATTGTCCTTATTGGGATGACAGGTTTTCTATTGGTAATGTTTGGAATCTTTACTGTAGAGCACTTCTTAATCAGACCTCCTATGAGATTATTAGGACTAGGTGAGTATAAGAGAAGAAAAAGAAGGAGGAAAGTGAGATGAGAGTTGCTATTATAACAGATACTCATTACGGTGCTCGTAAGGGATCAAAACTTTTGCATGACTATTTTGAGAAATTCTATAAGGATGTATTTTTTCCCTCGTTAGAAGCAGAAGGGATTGATACTATTATTCATATGGGTGATGTATTTGATAGTCGAAAGTCAATTGATTACTACAGTCTAGAGTGGGCCAAGAGAGTTGTATTTGAACCGATGAAGAAGTATAAGGTTCACGCAATCACAGGAAACCATGATTGCTATTATAAAAATACAAATGATATAAATTCACCTGAGTTATTATTAACTGATTATGATAATATAACAACATATTCAAAAGCAACTGATATTAACATTGATGGGTTAGATATTCTTCTTTTACCTTGGATAAGTGTTGATAATCACGATGACAGTCTTGAAGCAATTAAAAATTCAAAAGCAAAGATTGCAATGGGACACCTTGAACTAAATGGATTTAAGGCAACTCGTGGTCATATGATGGAAGATGGAATGGATATTGCTTTGTTTAATAAGTTTGAACAAGTCTATTCTGGGCATTTTCATACAAGATCTACTGATGGAAAAATATTTTATCTAGGTAATCCATATGAGATGTTTTGGAATGATGTAAACGATCCAAGAGGATTTCATCTTTTTGATACAGATACTCAGGAAAAGGTTGCAATTAACAATCCTTATAAATTGTTTTATAATGTGTATTATGAAGATACTAATCCTAAGTTGTTTAACACAACTGAATATGAGAATAAAATTGTAAAAGTTATTGTCCGTAAGAAATCAAGTCCAAAAGAATTCCAAAAATTTATTGATAAATTATATCGTTCTGGAGTTCATGATTTAAAAATTGTTGAGAACTTCTCAATTGTTGAAAATGCGGAATTTGATATTGAAGAAGATGAGAATACCATTTCAATTCTAAACCGTTATATTGATGAATCTGAGATTGAATTTGATAAAGGAATTGTAAAAAACATTTTTCGTGATCTATACAGACAAGCCTGCGAGGTAGAATAATGTTCCTTCTTTCACTCCAACACCGTAAAGACGATGGTGCTTTTGCAGTACAAGACTCGAATGGTGATAAAGTCCTCTTTCTATTTGAAGAAGAGGATGATGCTGAAAGGTATAAATTAATGCTACAGGATGAAGAAATTGATACAGAGCGTACAATGGAAATCATCGAAGTTGCTGATGACCTTGCAATAAAGACCTGTAGCATGTATAATTATAAGTATGCTGTCATCACACCTGATGACCTTGTGATTCCAACTAGTAATGATAAAGTTCAAGAAGATTAAATGGAAGAATTTTCTGTCAACAGGAGACCACTGGACAGAGATTGACTTCCTTGAAAAGAATACAAACTTAATAATTGGTCACAATGGTTCGGGAAAGAGCACTTTGTTAGATGCACTAACATTTGTTTTGTTCAATAAACCATTTCGTAAGATTAATAAATTACAATTACTCAACACAGTCAACGAAAGAGAATGCTTAGTTGAACTGGAGTTTGATGTAAATGCAAGAGAATATGTAGTCCGAAGAGGTATCAAACCAAATATATTTGATATCGAAGTCAACGGAGAACCTTTACATCGACAGGCTGACGACCGATCAAATCAAAAAATACTAGAAGATAATATACTCAAAGTAAATTATAGATCATTTACTCAGATAGTCATACTGGGAAGTAGCACCTTTGTGCCTTTCATGCAACTATCAAGTTCAGTTCGTCGTGATGTTATTGAAGATTTACTTGATATTCGTATCTTCTCTTTCATGAATAATCTACTGAAAGATAAATTAAGAATACAAAAAGAACAGGTTCGATCATTAAGTTTGAAGAAAGAGAACTTAGATGATAAAATTAAGATGCAAGACAAGTTTATTAAAGAACTTGAAAACCAAGGTAAAACCACAATACAATCACACAAAAAGAAGATAGATGGTTTGATATCTGAGTCTGATGGTTATGTATCTACGAATCAGAATATAGAAAGTAAAGTTACTGATCTCACTAAGACTCAAGAGAAGTTTGTAGGTGCTGACAAGAAATTGTCGAAACTGAACAATTTTAAAGGACAGATATCCAATAAGGTATCTACCATTACGAAAGAGCATAAGTTTTTCAAAGAGAATACGGTTTGTCCCACCTGCACTCAGGATATAGAAGAAGACTTTCGCTTAAATAGAATTGAATACGCTCAATCTGAGGCTAAGAAACTTAAGAAAGGTTTTGAAGACTTAGAGAAAACTATCGAAGAAGAGAAAGAAAAAGAGCGTCAGTTTGTTAAACTATCAAAGGAGATCACTAAACTCAACAATGGCATTTCTAAAAACAATACTCATATCTCTATCAACCAAAAACAAGTTAGAGAACTTGAATCAGAAATTCAAACGATTACCGAACAATTTAAAAATAGAAATACTGAGCATGAGAAGTTAGAAGAGTTTAAGGAGAGTCTCAAGACAACTGAAGAAAAACTTTGGGAAAGGAATCAAGATATAGTCCACCATGACTTTGCGTATTCTTTACTTAAAGATGATGGAGTTAAGACTAAAATAATCAGAAAATATCTACCACTTATTAATCAGCAGGTCAATCGTTATCTGCAGATGATGGATTTCTATATCAACTTTAAGTTGGATGAAGAGTTTAATGAGACAGTAGAGTCACCAATACATGAGGACTTTTCTTATGCTTCATTTAGTGAAGGTGAGAAGATGAGAATTGACTTAGCACTTCTATTCACATGGAGAGAGGTTGCAAGAGTTAAGAACTCAGTAAATACAAATCTATTAATTATGGATGAAGTATTTGATAGTTCTCTTGATGGATTTGGTGTTGATGAATTTATGAAGATCATTCGCTATATAATAAAAGATGCTAATATATTTGTTATATCTCATAAGTCAGACTTACATGATAAGTTTGATAACCTTATGAAGTTTGATAAAGTTCGTGGATTTAGTCGGAGGATTGTATGAAAATTTTAGTTACTGGACATCTTGGGTTTATTGGAAGTCATGTGTATGAATACTTTATACAGCAAGGACATCAGGTTGATGGATATGATATTCCACATGATCTAGGTGATTTTAAAACAGATAAGAAATATGATTTGGTGGTACACCTTGCAGCGAATGCTGCAATTCGTGAGGCCATTGAAAATCCTGACGCATTCTGGGAAAATAATGTTACCAAATCAATTCCTATATTCGAGTATTGTAGGAAGAATAATGTAAGATGTTTATATGCAAGTTCTGCATCTGTATATGAATGGTGGATCAATGCATATGGTATTACAAAGAAAGTAAATGAAATCCAAGCACCACCAAATAGTGTAGGTATGAGATTCTTTAATGTATATGCAGAGAAAGTAAGTCGATCAGACATGCTATATCGTATGCTTGAAGATAAGACTGCCACATATCTCACAAGACATAAGAGAGATTGGATACATGTCAAAGATATTGTATCTGCAATTGCACTTCTTGCAGAAAATGATTATACTGGAGTACTAGATGTAGGAACTGCGAATCCTGTAGCAGTTATTGACCTTGCAACTAAGATGGGTATGGGATATTTACCTATAAAAGAGGAAACTCCGGGTGAAAGAGACACTACAT